TTGTGAAATTCGCCTTCACAATACAAATTGTTTTTATCCCAATCTAAATTATTTGGTTCACCTTTATAGGTTTCCATCCACGCTACTGGTTCATTGTTCATAAAATCCCCATTGCTATTGTTGTTGCTACTAAATCGTAATCAGTAACCTTTTGACCCATAAAATCATGAGTTGCAACATACCTGGTCTTTACTAATTCTCCTTTGCTATTATAGGTTTTGAGAACATCCACCACCTCACAAAACCTGGGGGCTTTGCCCCTGGTCTTGAATTTAGTACCGATTTCATAGTCCATGATTAGTCCATCCATCCATCGTAATATTCTGCTTCGATTCCATTAGCAGCCAGGTAATCCAATACAGGCTGAACTGATTTGTAGGCTGCCACATTTCCCTGGACAAAACCGCAAGGCACAATGCTTTTTTCTACAACATTTCTTTTACCTTTGCCCAGGTAATAAACACGAATCGCCTTACCACCGCAACAGCTACCTACATCACCTACGCCAGACTTGATCCATTCCTGATACCAAAGATTCTCAGCAGCAGCAATCACATTCATTTTGGCAGCCAGATCAGCATCCTGGTAAGCCATCACTTTTTTCCCTGCCCAGATTTCAACTTCTTTCATGATTTTTCCTTTCGTGAATTAATCAAACTACAACTTCATTATATACCTATTTAGTATTACTGCAACAACTTTTTTAGGGCTGTTGCATTTTTGCTATAAATCTATTACTAACTGTTTGAAACTCAAATTGTCTACAAAATTTTCCAAGACAACTGAATAATCAGTAATTATCTCTAGCCCATCATTAAAGTAATTCAAAGAAATCCAACCGCCTGGCATATCTTTGCTAGTAGCTACTAGGCTCAAATCTACACAATCATAAGCAAAGCAAGCAGCAAGGATTTTTTCTATGTCCTGGCATGGATCACAATCTGCGCTGTCATCAGCAGAAGCCCCCACCAGGTATCCTTCATTTAATGCTGATCTAACGATCCGCTTAGTAATTGCTTTTTCTACAGTTGTTAACATTTCATTTCCTTTCGTGGATTGGGGGTTGCCCCCCAGGTTAATTAAAACTTAGAAATCCGATACTCAATGTCAAAATGAGTAAGATTAATCGAAACTGCTGCTGGCTCATCTTTAAAATAACGATAACCCCAAGTAGCCAGGAAATCCCCTGCTGGATCAGAAATAAACTGCTCATTGGGAATAAAAACACCAACTTTCTGAAAAACGCCATCAACTTTCTTAGCGACTAAGATATTCATACAAAACTCCTTTCAAGGATAATTTCTAAAATACTCAAAACATTTTCACGATCCACGCTATCACCAGCAAAATTGCTACCAGCACCAATCAAGTAAATCGCAATTGCTCTTTCAATCATTTCGTCAGAAATCTCTAATTCATAAAGACCACCAACACCATAAAAACTTCTGACATATTCAAAGAAACTCATTTTTAATTTCCTTTCGTGGATTAATTAAGACTACAACTTAATAATATACCTATTTAGCATATAGTCAAGGGGTTTTGTCAAAAAACTACAAATATTTTTTATTGTTGTATTTTTGTCATACATCTAAAATAATTACACAAATATACTTATTTGGTATATACTGGTGTTGTAGTAATTATTAATCATCTTTTAAGGAGTCAATCATGGAAGCAGTTTTGGTGGTTCGTGGATTTGGCAGCAGGGCAGTTATCCCTGGTGAGCCAATCGCTTTCTTGCAGCGTGTCTTTGGTAAAGTTCGTGCTGCTCGTATTATGGCTGGAATGGATCGTAACTATGGTGTCTTGATTGGGGGTGCAGCATGATTATCGAAATTAATCGTCAAGAAGCCATTTTGTTAGTTGAACTTTTGCAAAAAGTAGATGGTATGGTTCAGTATGCAGATGTTCAAAATGAAATTGATAGTTTGCTTAATTGCTTTGTTGGTTTTGTTCCAGCAAATATTTTCGAAGGGGGTGCAGCATGATTTCAGAATTCGATCTCCAATGTTATGGCTGTGATATTAATGAATTCATTGCCCAGATCAGAGAATCAATTACTTATCGCTTGAGTGGTGCAAATATGGTGGTAATGGGTTTAATGAGTGATGCCCAGGAAGAATTACAAATGGGTTCTAATGAGAGAGCCAGGCAAACTTTGAATCGTGCCAAGGCTGTTCTGTGTGAAGTAATGGAAGGTAATTTAGTAGCGGATGTACCAAGATAAATAACGAAAGGAAATAAAATGTCTACTTACTATGAAGATTTAAAAAAGAATAATCCTGCCAAATATTCTGATCTGCGTATCGCTGGCAATTCTGACAAGGTGGCTTTAAAGAATATGGTTCGTGCCTTGTCAATTCTTCCAGGGTTAAATACTTCAGAAGATAACTATCGCCTGGCAGCAGCAAAGCGGTTGTTACGCAATCGGTACTAGCAAAAAGCCCTTTGGGGCTTTTATGCTAATAACATTTTTAACTTGCGTTCACCATCAGGAATTTTGCCTTCTTTGACCAATTGTTTAGCGTGTTTGATTAATCTCTTTTTAATTGCTTCACGATCTCTATAAGTGTAAACATCACTCAATCTACCAACTGCCAAATCAGGTGGATCACCAGTATTGTTAACTACGCTGATATTGATTCTTTCATTACCTTCATAGTGTTTAGCCAACTTCTTAATGTTTTCAGATGCTTTGATATGAGCATCAACTAATACATCTAATCGAACTGTACGATCACGCTTGAGGTTTAATTGTGTAGCTAGTTCTAATGGCGCATTGGTATATACAATGTCAATATTACCCTTTTGACCATCCAAGGCTTCCTGAATCTTTTTAGTGGATTTATCAAAATCTCCCAGGACAGAATCAAAGGTTAATGAATCTTCTTTTAGACCCAATTCCCTTTTAGCCAATCCCATTGCTTCTGATTTACCTGATCCGCTACCACCAGCAGTAAACATTACTGGGCTAGTGTCGTTTTGCTCGTTCTTTTTAGATAAGGCTTTATTCCAGATTACTTTGGATAGATAAGAACTAGGTTCATGAACCGCAGCAGCCAGGGCTGCATCTTTGCGGAATTCTGGGTCTAATCGCTTGACATCATCTGGATCAATCTTATTTCCAAAATCGGTATGGTATTGCTCAATCAGCTTATCTTCATTGGTAAGGATTTGATAATAGAAATTGTTTTCTATCTTTCTTTCCTGGGGCGTGAGATTAGGTGAGTGTTCAAAATTGTTGCTATCCATGTAGCCACCATTACTTAATTCTTTGGTTGGCTTTAATGAATTAACTACAGATGCCTTGGTTTGTACAACTTCTTTGCCATTAGGCTTAGTAATCGTTACTGTTTCTTCTTTGGCAGTTGTTTTATCGTAAGGCTCAATATCATTGTTTTCTTTTTTATCAGGCTCAGATGGACTGTAACCAGGAATGTTTACCTCAGTAACTTTGGTTTCACCTGATTTATAACCACCATTGATTTTCTTTACTAATGACTGAAGATGTGGGGGTAAATCAGAACTGCTGCTTGATCCACCGCCACCAGATGTAAATTTCCCATCATTGTCCCTGGGATGATCAGTTTCTTTGAAATCCGCATCAGCCTTTGGGTTGGGGTTAGCCCAATACCCCCCATCAGCCCTTGGCATTTTTTCAGTTGGCATTGCTTCAACAGGTGGCTCAAAATCTGCGATACCTTCAATATCCAATTGCAAGGTGCTTTGGAACATATCTGGCATTTCATTGATATTGTCCTGCGCCCATTGAATAGCGATACCACGATTCTGACCATCAGATACAGGCAATACAGTTCTAAGGATTTCAGTAATGCCCTTGAGTTTAATCTCAGCAACTTTAACTTTTTCGCTTTCTGGTTCTTCCATGAGGGATTCCCAATCAGCTTTAAAGTTCTTCTGCCATTTGTAGAAGGCTTGCTCATAAGTCATTTTGCGGTAAATCTCTGGATAGGCTTTTTTGACCGCTTCAAAGAATTCACGATTCCAGGCTCTATGCTGCACGATCTTATCGAACCATCTAAACAATGAATCCATATCTGTGCGGATGCCTTCGACATATTGCACAATGGCTTTTGCATCTTCAGTACCTTCACCAAAGCCCTGGGTAAATGCTTCATCTTTTAATAGGATTGCTGGAACATCGGAAGCTGCTGCAATATTCGCAATGATATTGTCCCTGGCAGTTGTCATAGATGTAGCAGTATTGTTTAAATCAATCGAATTAATTTCTTCGTCAATATCAATGGATAGTACATTTCCAGTACCGCCTTCCTGCAAGTAGGTGCGCTTGATACCAGCAGCAGTTTGCATTAATCGGTTAACAATTGATCCAGCAGGTTTTTGCTTGGCAATGATCAGACCTGATTTGAATGTAACCAGGTCATCAGTAATCATGGATTGAACAAACGATTTTAAGGGATATAAAGCCCTTTGGAAAACACTTCGCCCTGTATAGCCGAAACCACTAGATTGATAAGACAGGTATATAGGAGTTCCATTGAATACAACAACAGCACGACTAGGATGATAAGGCTGCCCAGCAGCAGTAGTATATGCAAGAGGTTTCTGAAAATCAGGTGCATTTGGATTCTGATTCGTAACAATCGAACCAGCCATATTAAGTGGGTCTAACTGGTTAAAATATAGATTAAGATCAGGAAGAAGCCAAGGATCAATGGGAGTTGTAGTAGGAATCTGATCAGCCCCAACAACAATCCCAGCAGCACCATAGGTACGATTAATAAACATAACATCACGAATATGATTGGTAGCACCTAATCTGTCCCATTCTTTTTGAAATGCTTCAACTAACATTTCTTTTGGTTGTGCATCAATTGTAAGAACTCTTGGCTTTGATAACGCCAATCTTACTGGCTTTTCTACTAGCTTACCGCCCAATGGATGATATTCCCAGATCAGCTTGCAAAGTTCATACCCTGCCTGTGATCCTGGTTGGATATTTTCAGAACTAAGCAGGTTCATTAATTCACCGCCTAGATATGTATTATTTATCATCACATCTGACATAGTTCTTCCTTAATAGCCATATTTATCACCAACTCCAATAGCTAAACTATAAACGAAAGCATCTAACAAGTCATCTGCTCTTTTATAAGCATCTTTATCGCCTATGCGAAAACCAGTTACTTGAGTTAAAAAATGATTTCTACTGGCATTTTTGAATGTCATAGTTTTATCAAAAGCATAATCTGTGATTTTTATCATACCTTGGTGAAAGTATCCTGATACAGAAATGGCTCTTTCATCTTTACCAACTGAAGTTAAACCAGAGTCAATTGCGTGAGTGTTCCATCCTCTTGCTTTACCCTGTTGTATGAGAATCGAACCAGCAGCAGCATCTTCAATAAATGTTCCAACAACTCCAGCCCTAGCATTGGTCAACCTGGCTAGTTCTTCCAATCTGGCAAATACGCTAGGCATCCAGTTTTCTAGCATTGCGCCATCAATTTGTATGATGTCCCAATCTAGGACTATCAACTTATAGGGATTTGCAGTAAAGCGATCAACTGCCACATACACAATTGCAGTTCCATCATTTTCTTTACCGCCCTTGACCGCAGTATCTATTACAGCGTAAATACCATCGCACTTAGTGGGATAGGCAATTGGTTTGCCATCTACCAATAGTTTATCCACGCTAAAAAAGGCTTCCCCTGACCAATCCACGAATTCAGCCAGGTACTCTTGTTTGAATACCATTGGATGATTTTCTCTTTCCAGCTTTTCAAGTTCTTCTACTGGAAGGAATGGATTTGTAAAGGTTGGGGCGTGATACTCAGTAAATCCATGTTCAGGCTGATTGCATACCTGCCAAAAAAAATTATCCCCATCAACCCCATTGGGCGTGGAAGCTACAATACATTCGCCCTGGTAATCCAGTAATGCTGGCTTGATTGCAGTAGTCCAGACCTTTGGCATATTAGGCTTAGTAAAGGCTGCTTCATCAATAAACACTTTATGGTATTTTCTGGATCGCCCTGCTCTGTCATTTTCCAGAGTCCAGAAGTCTATGCGACCCCCTGTATGAGTGGTAATGATCCCATCAATCTTGGATGATGATTTGATCATTGGGGCTAATAGATCGGTAATCTCTCTGAAGGCTTCTGACTGAATTTTGTAATCTGGAGCAAACCAGCCAATTTTCTCGCCCTGGGCTGCGCCAGCACAAGCAATATTTTGCATCATGGCAGTTTTACCCCATCGCCTACCGCAGCGAATAGCAAAAAATCTGGTAGCAGCGTTAAACGCTTCTTGTTGTCCCTGGTGCAAAGGGGGTAATTCTATGGGTTCTCTACCTGGTTTTAACTGGGATGCCATTAACTGTCCAATTATTGTCCTGTGGATCAAAGTCTATCTTATCGCCATATTTTTTAGGCGCAAGTCTAGCTACGATCCATTTCCTAGTATCAACCCTTAATCTACTGCGGTTGATATTCTCATGGTTTACTTTTCCTGTGGGATTGCCATCTTTGTCCAGGAGCATATCGCCTTCATCACCATCAGCAATTTCCAGCATTTCTTCAAAGTAGTAATCTGCCTGGGACTCTCTCGCCTGTGCGTATTTGTCCGAAAACTCTTTATGTTTAAACAACCAAAGCATAACTGTTGATCTGGCTGGCATCCCTTCTTCTTTGCAAATTTTGACCAATCCCTGTCCATTCGCTATCTTTGAGCAAATGAGATCGGCAAAATCCTCTGAGTAATCAGATGGTCTACCTGTGGGTTGTTTAGTTGCTTTCTTCATAGTTATCCAGTATCAGGTAGGTATACCTTTTTGGGATATATTGGAAATATGAGGACAGTCATACCCCTACCTGAAGATTGGATATTATCATGGGACAGCTTAAAAGGTAAATCGTTATGCTTATTGGATTCTATGAGAGATATATCCACCTTCGACATTTTCCCATTTGTAGTTGACTGCTTCATTCACTATTTCTAGTAATTGTTCCTCAGTTACCTTGTAATAATCTTCAAAGGCTCTGCGCCCTAATCCATGTATTCCTGCATTTCCTCTATGGTGAATAGGACAAAGAGGTATTACAAAAGCATTGCTGCGCTTTCCTGCTCTGCGTATATGGTGAATTTCTGCTGGAGTGCCTTCCCCATATCCTATGTAAAAACATAATATGCAGCCGAACCTGGCTAAATTGTCAAAATGTTTCTTTTCTGCCTTAGTTGCCACGCTTTAGCTTTCTACATTCTTGTTTTACTTGTAGAGGAATATCTGGGCTAATTTCAGCTAGATCGCATGGATAAACAACTTTTCTTTCTGTATGGGTATATACATAAAGCATAGTAAAAAGGCAAATAAGGATTGAGATAATAATAAATTGATCGGTTTTACTCATTTGTTTAACTCATTGTTTAATCTATTAATTTCAAGCATTAATGTAAAAATGTCTTTTTCAGCATTTTTAAGTAATTTATCTTGTTCTCGTAATACTTCTGCTGCCTTAGAAATATGTGATCCCTCATAAAACTGTTCTAAGCGATCCGCTAAATCATTTGTGTCCATTGCTGATCCAATCAAAAGAGCCATCGAAATATACCCAATGATCCTCATACCAGGAATAAATATTACCTAATTCATCAATGCTAATCCAGTATTCATTGGGTTTTGGGTTTACTGGATCAGTACCTCTTGGCAAATACCCCTTAAATTCTAATTCAACCATTAAAGATTTAGGCTCTAGGATCATATTTCTATCCCTTGATCTATTGCCCAGGCTTGTACATATTCTAGCAATTCTGTCATTTCTACGATAGTTAAATCGGATGTCTTACGAAAAACTATGTCTACACCATGACCATCAATGGCTGGTAACATTGTTACTGGCTCTCCCCTTGCTCTGAGCCAAGCTGCTGTTAGGAGTCTTTTCCATGTATCTACTTCTCTATATGATCCTGCCCATTCTATCTTTCTGGATATTATTTGGATAAGGGTATGCAATAGCGCATTTTGTTCCAGGCTGCGGTTTTTAGGCTTGATCTCTACCGCATAACCATCTGGCGCATTTCTAATCGCTTCTATGGCATTTGACCTTGCGGTAGGGTGTGCTAGTATGAAGTTTTGCCTCATTGTATTTAGAAGGTCTTTCCACCCCATGCCTGGGTTTCTAAATGGCGTACATAAGTGTCCTGGTGTTCAATATGCCTAATTAGCTTATCGTAAGCTAATCTCCAATAAGCAGCATCTTCTAAGGCTTTGGCTAATTTAATCTCAAGTTCATCATTTGTTGGCATCGTCAATCACCTCTATGCGGTTTGGATGGTATTCATAAGACCATACTTGTTTTCTACCCTTGTTATGCGGATTCCATACTTTTGTTCTGGTAAGGTATTTTTGTCTAAGCAAATAACAAAGAGCCATCGAAATGGATGGGGATTTTAAATTGGTCTTGAGGGAAATATCAAACAAAGTCAATGGGGTTTGTGCTTCTATAAAGGTTTTTCTAACCTTTGCTGCTGCATTAATGCTTTTCTTTTCCATTGCCTGTCCTTTGTAATAGATTAAATAATATTAACATTTTTTTGTTTAAATGCTTTAGAAAACTCTGCCATCTTAGCCAATGCTTCTGCTTTGTTTTTAGCAATCACTTGTTTTTCTTCTTCAGTCAATTGCTTTGTAATAATCGTATTTGGCTTATCTGGGATTCTCAAGCGCATTTTTGTACATAAATCTTTAAACGCCAGGGCTGAAGGTGGGTAATCTGGGTTCATGTGAGTTAATGCCCAATCCATGATCGGTCTATAGGTTGCGTGTCTACCCAGGATTTCCAACCAGGTTTGTCGTACCAGGTTGATGTCAACCCCATCCCAATGGCGCATGAAGGTTGCCCCATAGATTGCGCCCATCTTTCCAAAGATGTAATCCAATCCCTGCTCTGGCTGGCAGAAATCAGATTCCCTAAACTCATTTTCCGAGAAGTTGCACATCTTTATTCCCCCCAATTAAGCCCCTGGTTAAACCAGACATAATTTCTCTGTTCTTATCGCCTGTGGATAGTTTTGTCTTATCCTTGATCCAATCCGCTTTAAATCCACGCCATCCATTCTGACAGCAGATTTCTAAGACAGCTTGTAGGGTAATGCCAGCTTTATCTGCTTCACGCTGTAGACCCTTTAAAGCGGTTTCTGTTACAGGTGCTTTTAAGCCATTTCTAAGTTTTACAAAATCTTTAAAAACTAAATCACTAACACCTTCAGGTGTCTTAGTATTTATTAATGGTTTATGGTTCTTGGTTATTGGTTCTTGGTTATTGGTTGCATCGTGATCCGCTTCTGATTTCAGTTCTGATTTCAGAACTGATTTCAATTCTGATTTCATGCGAATTTTAGCTAAATTGGCATTTCTAGCAGATTCAGCTTTGGCTTTGTATTTTAAAATTTCTTCATCTGCTCTCTTATTTCGCCAACCATCTTCTGATTTCACAAAGAAATCAGACAAGAGAACAGCTACGATTTCAGGTGTGGACTTAATTCTGCGTGATACAAAATCAATATCGGTAAATGGCTGTTCAGATTGATAGTACAAATCAATCATTCTTCTATAAGCCAAATCTTCAGAATCAGTTAAATGGCTTGTATGGCTGATGTAATCGCCAATATGAAAAGGATAATAGTTCATTATTCTTCCTTCTCAAATTTTGCAACCTTATTTTTTTCAGCCTGATCTATTAATGATTGAGCATTTTTGATAACTGCCCTAAATTGACCAATTGTTAGGTAAACAACCTGGGGTTCTGTGTTTTCCAAATCGCCTACTGAAGCGAAACAAATAACACCATCTCCAGCATATATTTCTACACCATCGTGTGATGGGAATTCAAGCATAGTTTGTCCTTTTATCTCAAAAGTTAAATAAGCATCTCGCCAGTTTTATCCAAAATATTTTGGACAGTCTTAAAAGTTTACACTATATTTTTAATCTATTACAGTTATTTTTATAAGTGATTTCCCTAATTTAATATTTTCACCCCTAAAAATATGTAGTTGATCTATCTGGCTATCATCTTCCATTACTCCAGCTTGCACCAGGGCATCTAGTAGGCTTTTGATTCGATTGTCCAGATCATTTTTTCTTTTATCTTTAAAGTGAAAAGTTGCGGTTAAAGATAATTTTTGTGTAGTATATTTTATTTTTTGTAGGCTCACTATATGAGCCACTTCTTGCTTAAACTCTCTAGCAGCAAGAGTTAAAAAGCGGTGATGCCCAGAAAATCCCCAATAATTATTGACAGATGGGGGCAAAGGAAGGGTTAAAAATAATTCTTGCATTGGCTGAAATTGTAATATATTATAGTAAATAGCAGTACATTTTTAACCTCACGAAAGGAAAGAAATATGGGACAAAACTCCTATGATGCTTGGCTTGAATCACCATATCATGAAGATGAAGATGCTGATGAATTAATATCAGATCGTGTTCAGGAACTCATGAAACCTGGTGAAGATTACGATCCCTATGAATACAGCAATTTTAGTGAAGCAATTTCTAATTGCAATACTGATGATGCTGCAAACATTGAAGAAATGCTCAGAAGCAAAAACTTTGAGCAATTGGGTCGGTTTTTATGGTCAACATCAATTGACTATTATGAAAAGATAGCAGAATCAGTAGCAGCAGATCAGTATAGTCAGGGTCTACTTTCAGACTATGACGAATAATTTAATCATCCAATAAAGGACAGAAATCATGAAATTAATAGCAACTGCTTTTGTCAAAGCACAAAAAGGCTTTTCTCCAGCATTAAAGAGCAGCACCAATCCCCACTTTAAATCCAAGTATGCTGACCTGGCTGCTTGCGTGGAAGCTGTCATAGATTCATTAAATGACAATGGGATTGCGGTAATCCAACAAACAGCCGAATGTGATAATGGCATCATTGTGGAAACATTGTTTATCCATGAATCTGGTGAAACATTATCAAGCGGTAAACTCCATGTTCCTGCGGACAAGCAAACGCCCCAGGGCTATGGCTCAGCACTTACCTATGCTCGCAGGTACTCCCTTATGGCAGCCTGTATGATTGCCCCAGAGGATGACGATGGAAATGCAGCTTCTAAACCAGCCCCTAAGAAGGAAACCAAAGAGGTTGTAGATGTACAACCATACATTAAGCAAATCATGGCTGCGCCTACTTTAGATGCCTTGAAAGAGGTTTATTTTGCAGCAGTAGAGGTTTGCGGTAAGCAGCCAGAACTTGCACAAATGAAAGATGCTCGTAAAGGTGAACTCATGGCGGTGCAATCATGAATCCACAATCATTAGCAGATTACCTAGAAAAATTTGTTAAGGCTGAAGAAGATTACAGCGAAATGTATCATTTAGAAGCAGCCAGGTTGTTACGCCATTGGGAAAGATCAGCCAATTCTGTACTTGTACCTGCTGATAAGTTGAAGGAAATGCAGGATCAAATGCAGGAAATGAAAGTACTTTTAACACAAAAGGTGCAAAAATGACCGATATTATTCAAGGAACTCCAGAATGGCATCAATTACGCTTGGGTAAAGTTACAGCTTCTAGGGTTGCGGATATACTGGCAAAAACCAAAACTGGAGTTTCAGCCAGTAGAGGTAATTACTTGATTGAACTGGCTATCCAAAGGGTAACTGGTCAAATTGAGGAATCCTACACCAATGCAGCAATGGCTTGGGGTACTGAAACTGAACCCTTGGCTAGAATGGCTTATGAGGTTTCACATGAAACATTTGTCGAACAAGTACCTTTTGTTGATCATCCTACTATCGAATGGTTTGGTTGCAGTCCTGATGGTCTTGTTGCTGAAAGTACTGGTTTGGTTGAAATCAAATGCCCTAATTCAGCAACTCATTGGTCTTATTTAAAATCTGGCGAACCCCCTAACAAGTACATCATTCAAATGATGGCTCAGATGGCTTGTACAGGGCGTGAGTGGTGCGATTTCATATCTTATGACCCAAGGATGCCAGAAAAAAGCCAATTGTTTGTAAAGCGGATTAAAAGGGATGATGCCTATATCAAACTGATGGAATCCGAAATACAAGTATTTTTGGAAGAAGTAGAAAAAGAAGTAAATTTAATGAAAAACAGAGAATTTTAATCATCCAAAGGAAAAATCATGGCATCAGTAAATAAAGTAATCATTGTAGGAAACTTAGGCAAAGACCCAGAAAACAGGTCTTTCCCAGATGGATCACCAGTAGCCAACATATCTGTGGCTTGTACCGAAAAGTACAAGGATAAGCAAGGACAGCAGCAAGAAATTACCGAATGGGTCAATGTAGTCTTTTTTGGAAAACTGGCTGAAATCGCTGGAAAGTACCTGGTTAAAGGTAGTTCTGTCTATGTTGAGGGAAAACTCAAGACAGAAAAATATACCGATAAAAATGGGATTGAAAGATATTCCACCAAGGTTGTTGCCAATTCCATGCAAATGCTGGGCGGTAAACTAGGGGAAAAAACTGAAAAAGACCCTTTTGAGCAGTTTACGCCTGGAAAAAATTTGGCTGATCTTGAAGATGACATCCCTTTTTGATTTAAAATTTAACTGACTAATGCTCCTTCACAAAGTGATTAGTCGGTTTCCTCTTTGGGGCTATCATTCAGGGCTTGTATCCCTAAAATCTACCGCTAGACCGCAATGGTCTATCCTTTCGTGGTTTGATAGCCCCACCTTTTTTGGATTAAAACAACATACCAAAAAAGTATTTGCAGATGTAATACATCTATGTAATACTATTCCTGTAATCATCAAATTCAAGGTTGGGAGATTGATATGTACTATATTTATGACGAAACTGGATTGCTTATGCGGAAGGTGCGTTATAAAGCAGAAGCAATTGAACTGGTAAAACTGAGAGAAGATTGGTCTTATGTTTTTGTAAAGGTCAAAAAAAAACTGTTCGATTTTACTAAGTTTGAAGCAGCACCATTTTAAATTTCACGAAAGGAATAGAAATGTTTTTAGATAAATACGAAATACCAATGTATGTTGAATACCTGGCTGTAATAGCTTATGGGATATTACTTGGAGCATTGTTCGCAGCATTTATATGAAAGGCAATGAAAAACCCTATTCAGTTAGGGTTCAGTCTAATATAGGTGAGGATTTATTTGAAATGTATTGCGATTCGCAAGGCTACAAATTTAACCGCCTGGGTTTTGATGAACAATATGGGTATGTAAACAGCTTTCCTAGGCTCAATCCTATATTAAGAAATATGCCAGATTATGTTGTGGATGCTGGATCAAAAACTTTTGTAGTTAATGTGAAAGGAACTGCCAACTTTAAAAAAACTGAATTTGAATTACTTCCAGCACTTGTGGAATGTTTTGGATCGGAAAAAGCACCTTTGGTCTATGCTTTTTGTTTTCAGCATGAACCTGTTCCGATTTTTGTATTTCCCAATAGGCTTATTGAAATGTACAACAATTCTGTAGATAAAGCCTGGGATGATGGAGTAGTACATAGAAACCTAAAACTAAAGGATTAATTATGAATAATGACCATATTTGGACACCCACAGGGACAGATGTAACAATTCGCTGGAAATTAAAGGGATGGATACCCCCATCAGAAATTCCAGAGTACCAGGCAAAATGGAAGTATTACCAAGAACTTCCATTGCGTAAGTTGGATGATCAAGCCAAAAAAGAGTATGAGATAGTTCTCAAAAAAGCAAAGGTTATGAGAATCCGATGACCAATGATGAAGCCATAATATTTACCCTGGTGGTATTTATTGGCTTTATCCTTATCACTATTTTTCACTTTAAGGACAGATAAAAATGAATGATATTAGTTCACAAATTGTAAAAGCAAGAAAATTGATTAATCAATTAGAAATGCTAAATTCAAATCCAGCACTAACTGGTAAAAAACAGTTATACGATACCGCAGTAGAACTTGATATTTTGGTGCAAAATATTATTATGAATGTTGCCAACTATGCGGATCAATAATGACTACTTTTACTACTGAAGATAGAGAAGAAGCTGAAAGAAATCTAAAGCCTACTCCAGAAGAACTGGGAAAGGTTTTAGAAAAATTGGTAGATAATTACATTTTTTTGACTGACGAACCAATACCTTTTTTTGGTTGGACTAAATTAAATTGAGTTATTTAATTCCTTTAATGGCTTTTAATTTTTGTTCTAATTCGTAATCTTCATTACATTCCATAGAACAAAATCTGCCCTGGTCAATTCTTTGATTGCAAGATAAACAAAATCCAGAAAACTTTACAGGTTTTGTTTCTCTTATTGCTTTTATGGAGTTTTGACGATGAAATTCTTCCATATCTGAAGCATGATCAAAAGAATCTGAAGTCATGCAACATTGTTTAAGAATAATAATGTTTCTGCGTGTCTACGCCTAACAAGACCAGCCATTACTTTTCCAGCAGCTAAATTCCATTTATCAAATTCATGGGCTGCACCTTCCATATCTCCAGAATTAATTTTCTTTAAAAGAGTGGAGTTATTAAAATTACCGCATCCACAATTAAATGTGAAATCTACAATAGCATCAAATTCTTCTTGAGTAAGATTTTTAGTAACTTTTGAATTGACATCAGCAGCAGCTTTTTGAACATCTTTCATTAGCAATTCTTCCGCTTGTTCTTGAGTAATGGTTAAACCTGGATGTACATCTGATCCAGTATGACCATAACCAATAGTCCAAGGATCACCGCCAGTACCAGGATCAGGATAAGCTGTAAGTCTTAATCCTTCAAATTGTTCAGTAAGATGTAAACCATTTTTTGAATATTCCATTATTTCACCATAAGAGTATTATATTTTTCAATTACATCATTTCGTTCTATTTCTGTAACTTGGCATTGTTTTGCAAAGTTGATAAGAATTTCTGCATCTGGCTCAAGTAATCTGAGTCCTTGACTTGATATGGCAGGGGCGGTGGGTTGATTGCCTGGGGTGGAAGATTGCTGGCGCAGCCCACGCAACTGAGCAATAGCAGTATCGTATTTATTTTGTAAATCATCTTTGTCCTTTTGAGTATTTTGAGTAATTTCAGCTTGATCATTGACTACTTTGTTTTCATGTTCAATTGCTTGTTGTTGCTGTGCAATAACTTTTTCTTGATAATTAGATACATCAACTTTGTGAGTAATAAATGCTGTGCCTAAAGCAATTGCAATATAAATATAAATATTAATTGGTAGAGGAAACATTATTATCTTTCTGTGTTGCTGCTTTAGCACCGATCATAACACCTGATCCCCCAAGAACTGTTCCAAATCCTACTCCAAGTTGAGAAAAATCAATATCTTTCCCATGCAAAACATGAATAATAGCAATAGTCAAAAAACCAAAAAGGGAAGCAATAGCGCAAACTCTAGCTGCACAATAAGTTTCATTATTATCTTCAGTCAATATGTCTTTTAAAATTTTCATGCAAAAGTTCCAAAAAAATAACCAATTAATAGTCAAATAAAAATTGAAATTAAAATACAAATTATTTTAGATTCATTCATTATTTTGCCATTTGTGTTGATGCTAAATTAATTCTAGCTTTAATTGCATTTAAATCCAATGGTTTTTCTTTAAATCCAATAGCAATATATCCAGCAAATTGACCCATAGGGGGCGGTATAGAACCTCTGCACATATATTTAACGCCTAAACTTTCTTCCCATTGACCAACTTTTGAATTAGAAGAATATTCTTCACAAAATACCTCACCAGCCATCATTGCTACTACTGCTTTATTTCTACCTTGATCTGGAGAAACTAATGTAGATTGAAATCCTTCAAATGATTTATTTCTTTCAGTTTGAGATAATGCTAATAAAGTAGTTCTTAAATTAGTTGTTAAATTAACTTCATTAACAACAATAGTTACAGCATCTAAATCTTTTAATAAATTTTGTGCAACAGGCAAAATTTCTTCTTGCTGTCGCATTTTGGGAATGGTATTGGTATTAGAAATTGCAGTAAGAATAGTTTGTTTACTATCCCAGGCAAAATATCCAGCAAAAAATACAATGGATAAAAGAACAACTGCAAACAATTTAAAAGGGTTATCTACCCATTTGATAAGATCAATTGCCTTATCAATGTTATCTTTAGATTTAGAAGTTATTCTAGTTCTTTTTACTGGGGGTCTTTTTACTGACATCTTTAACTACTTTCTTTGCTACAGGTTTTTTAACAGCTTTAGTAGTTGCTTTTTTAACTGTAGGTCTTTTTTTTGCAATTGGAAAATTTGGGATAATTTCAGGTTCTACAGGTTTTTTACGAAGTAAAGCTGCAATTTTCTTTAACATTTTATTTCTCCAATAAATAATGTTTTATTAAATCTATTACAAATTCTTTTCCAAAAAGTACAGAAAAAATAACAAAATACAGCATATATTCTATTTTTTGCATCCTCTGGATACCTTTGGAAAAAGATTCTTGAATACCTTCATATCTTTGGGCGCAAATTGCTTCATGGACTGATAGCCTTTTATCGGTATCATTTACCTTATCTTCCATAGCATCCATGATCATTTCCATAATTATTGTGTAATAGGTTCAGAAACATCAACAACTTCAGGAGCAGGTTCATTAACTTGCTGCGCTGCTTGTAATGCTTGAAATTGAGGTGCTACAGTTTGACTTAATTTAGTCAAAAGAATAAAAACTTCTTTTGCTGGCTTGGTTTCTAAGTAATTTAAAATTTCAAGCATTAACTCTGGACTTAGGGTAATCATTTTTTTCCTTTAGGCAATTTTTAAAATAAAGTTTATCATTTATTTGATATTTTGAAGGGATTTTATTACAACATCAGGTTTTACAAATTTTTCAGATTCGTGTTCTACAAATTCCCACCATAAAAATTGATTTTTGGCTAAATTAGCACGATCTTTAAGTAGATTGATATTTTCTGGGTGTCCAAAGATATTAGGATCAGATACAGACCATAATACAATTCCTAACTTTTTCTCTTTCCAGGCTAAATGTTGAAAGAAGCTATCTATTGATACCCAGGTTCTACATTCTTTTAATAATTGAGATAATTCTGAAATGGGCAAATTTTTTCTAAAATCATTTACAAGCTGAGTTTCACCTTCTACACCAATTTGAATAATTGGATCATCAATTAAAGAAATCAATTCTTTCCAGTATGGATAGTTTTTAGGGTTTACCCTACCATTCATTAAGGGTTTTGCAAAAGGATGTATTAAGATCATAAATACATCTTTCGATAAGCATTTTCTAAGCTATCAGTCCATTTCCATTGATCCATCTTTTTATAGATGCTCCATTGGTCTATATCACCAAATAGATGCTGCGCTTCAGCAATAGATCGCCCAGGGACTATCTCAGGATAGCAACTAAACACTTCAGCAGCAGGGATTGAATGAAGGACATTACTGAATACAATATGGTCGCCAAGACCACTATTGAGTACAACAATGGTTTTATCACGATATTGCAAAAAATTTCTAAAAATCCATTCATCATGGTCATACATTTCTTTTTTAGTTTCTGCACGAATACCCCCTTGTGGGTTTTTTAAATGCCAAGAATTAGCATTTGGTACAGCTAAAATTTTATATTTTTTTAGATGTAATCCATAAGTAAATAGAGTTTCTTCACGATGTGCTACTCTGGATAACCCTAAGTTATAGTCATGAATCCCAGTCCTATATAAAAATGAACAATGTAAATGTTCTACTGGTTTACCCTTAGTTATGTAATTCCATTGGATATTAGGTTCTTTATCAATGTCATCTATTTTTCCAGTAACTCTGGAAGTATCAAAATGTAAAGGTGCGGTAAGAATTGATCCACCAATTGCGCCCACATCATTTGCAATGTAACTAGATAAGGTTTCTAAAACATTGGGTTCTGGGATGCAATCATCATCTACTCTCCAGACCCATTGATAGTTCATATAATTGGCTGCCTGATGAATATGATGCTGCCCCTTTTTAGGCGCAAATTGCCACTCCCACTCAATACCTTTAATGCTCATGATCTGGAAAAAATGCTGATAAAGGAATTCTTTACGCATATCCTGGGGATCATCATTGTCATCAAAAATAATTACCTTATCTGGTAATTTTGTTTGATTCATGATTGCTTCTAAAACTAAAGGAAGGGTAGTATGGTATCTACCCCTGGTGGCTACTGAGCAGAGAATTTTGTCCATTTGCAGATCATAAGGTTTAATTGATTAGTAGGGCTAAGAGGTGTTGGAGCATCCAAAATTTCACCAGCTTCATTGATGTAATTAAATTCAAAGCCAGGAAAATGGGACTCATTTAAGCCATGAATTTTATGATGATGTCCCCAAAAGCCTACTGGCTCATTCATAGGTACTGTTATCAATAACCGCTTGCAATGTTTTTTTAGCTTTTCTACAACTTCTAAACCATTATCTAAATGCTCAATTACTTCAAAAGCTACGATAGTGTCGTATTGATCTAATTTAAATTTGTTAATATCTGCATTAATAAACTTAGCATCAGGCAGCCAGTTTTGTTCCTGGGCTACTTCAACAATAATAGGATCATAATCCACGCCTGTATAGTCTATGTCTTTAGGAAAGAACTGTGTGCCATAGCCACTAGAGCAGCCTAATTCAAAAATTTTAGTTCCTACTAGATTTTTATTAGCCCATTGATAACGAGTTGTTTCCCTGGGGAATACTGGATCACCTTGAAGGAATACAGCCCTTTCATAGTAATTACCCAACCGCCAATGATACCAATTAAAGTTATACTTTTTAGCCAGCTTTAAAGAGTTTTTAAGAAATATATGATCCCAACCCTGGACTAAATCTGGATCGTGAACTGTGCCTTCACCCTTATGATATATAGGAAAACCACCTGTATACTGTTCACCATTCCATAGTTTTTCAAATACTTCAAGAACTTTAAATCCAGCTTTTTCAGTTTCTATGCAGAATTCAGTATCTTCACCACCACCTACACCATATTCTTCATTTAACAAACCAATGGTATCAAATACTTTACGATGCACCATGACACAAAAGAATACCGCAAAGTAATGTGCTGCTGGTTCTGATAAACCTTTAATAATGCAAGAAATCCCACAATCAGGATCAGCAAAAGGTTTTTCTAATATTTCAAGCCATTGATTTTGGCTTTGTTCTAACAGTACTGTGTCATTATTTAAAAGAATAATATTATCAGTTGTAGCTGCTTTAATGCCTTCATTAGTGGCTTTAGAATAGCCTAAAGGGGCTTTATTCCAGATAACTACTAAATTGGGTATAGCAGTAGCCAGGTAAGTCAAATAGGCTTCTGTATTATCGGTACATCCATTTGCAGAAATGACCAATTCTATATCGGTCATTTTGGTGTATTTGATTATTGAATCAATACAGGGTTTTAAGTATTTTTCACAATGGTTGTAAGTAGGTATTACTACGCTGTATTTCATTTTGTCCTTTTGATCGCATCATTGATCTTTTAATATTCTATCCTATTAAAGCATTTATTTCATCTTCAGTTAGACCTAGTTTACTTAGTTTAGATAATGCAGAAGCCTTTGCAGATACTTGTGCTTCTTGGTCGGCAACTTGGGCTATTTGTTCAGGAGTCAATGGGGGAGGGGCAGGGTTAGTAATATTACCATTTTCATAAGTTCCGCCAATTTCACCAGTTTCACTTGCTACACAAAGAAAGTTAGATTCCAAACCATTAGGAATGCCTGTTTGTAATATTTCGTAATCAATAATGTTTACAACTTTATTTGTAGTTGTATCTACAATGCAATGTCTGATTAAAGTCATAATTGTTCCTTAAAAATAAGCGGTAACAATAATTACACCTGAACCACCAGCACCACCAGCAAAACCATTTGTACCTGCAGTTCCAGCAGTTCCTCCAGCCCCTATTGCATAAGAATATGTAGAAGATGGTGATGTAATGTATGCTTCAATATAACCACCAGCACCGCCACCACCACCACAAAAACAAGAAACTGCGGCTGCTCCAGCACCACCACCACCTGAACCAGTATTTGATGCCGCAGAAATAGCTAAAGCACCACCCCATCCACCTTGACCTTGACCTCCAAAAGGAGAAGATGCACCACTTCCTCCTGAAGTATAAATAGTTGATGATGTTCCTAATGCTGGAGAACTTCCTTGTCCACCAGTTAAAGCAACACCAGTAGCCCCAGAACCAATAGAAGCAGAACCACCTGAATTTAATCCAGCATAATTACCACCAGTACCGCCATTACAAGTTAAAAAAGAACTTCCAAAAGTAGTATTTCCACCATTTCCAGCCGCAGAAAAAGCACCAGCAGAGTTAGAGCCACCGCCACCACCACCGCCACCAACCATTTTAATGTAAATATATTTTGCGTTTGTAGGAACTGTATATGTACCACTACCACTTGTATAAATAGTTATTTGGGGAATATTTCCACTACCAGAATAACCAGAAATTCCAGAATATCCGCTAATGCCACTTCCAGAATAACCAGATATGCCTGATCCAGAATAACCAGATATGCCAGAGTAACCAGAAATGCCTGAGTAACCAGAGATACCGCTAAATCCACTATAACCAGAGATTCCACTTCCTGAATAACCGCTTATTCCTGAGTAGCCTGATATACCGCTATTACCAGAAAAACCTGAAAATCCTGAAAATCCAGAAATTCCTGATCCAGAGTAACCAGAAATTCCAGAAAAACCTGAATAGCCTGATGTTCCGCTATATCCAGAAATTCCTGAGAAACCGCTATAGCCAGAGATACCGCTTCCACTATATCCAGAAATTCCTGAACCAGAATATCCACTAAAACCAGAGATGCCACTAGCTCCATTAATTCCTGAGTAACCGCTAAATCCGCTTGTACCGACTGCGCCACTATATCCAGAATACCCAGAAGTTCCAACAGCACCAGAAGCAGTAATTGTCCAATTGCTAAAAGATGCTACACCATTAACATAAGTCATATTGACTGTTAATGAAGTGCCTGTAAATGCTGTTATTAATCCTTCCATAAACTGTGATGGAACAGATGTTGAAAATACTCTAATGTATTGACCAACAGTAAATGCTGTTGTTGAAGCATCTAAATTTGTTGTAAATGTTTTGCTTCCAAGGCTTAATGAATTTGATCCTGTTGCGGTTAATCCATAATATCCTAATCCAGAATATCCACTATAACCGCTAATTCCAGAATATCCGCTATAGCCACTAATGCCAGAATAGCCACTAAAGCCTGATATGCCTGAATAGCCAGAGTAACCTGAATATCCAGAAACACCTGATCCTGAATATCCTGAAATGCCACTAAAACCGCTATATCCGCTTATCCCTGAGTAGCCAGAGTATCCGCTAATACCTGAGTAGCCACTAATGCCAGAAAAGCCACTATAGCCTGATATTCCAGAATAACCACTAATGCCAGAAAAACCACTAATTCCTGAATAGCCTGAGATACCAGAAAAGCCTGATATACCACTATATCCAGAAATGCCAGAAAATCCAGAGAAACCAGAGATTCCTGAATATCCACTTATACCTGAAAAACCAGAAGTTCCAGAGTAGCCACTTATACCTGAAAAACCAGAAATGCCACTATACCCAGAGATTCCGCTAAATCCTGAAAAACCAGAGATTCCTGAATTACCGCTAAATCCAGAGATTCCGCTAAAACCACTTGTGCCAGAGTATCCTGAAGTTCCAGAGTAACCAGAGATTCCACTAAAGCCAGAGAAGCCAGAGAAGCCACTAATACCGCTATCCCCAGAAAATCCAGAATAGCCTGAAATTCCACTATCGCCAGACCAACCTGAGATTCCTGAATCACCAGACCAGCCACTATATCCACTTATGCCACTATCGCCAGACCATCCGCTATATCCGCTTATTCCAGAATCACCAGAAAATCCGCTATAGCCAGAAATACCGCTATCACCAGAGAAACCAGAAATACCAGAATATCCGCTTATGCCTGAATAACCAGAAAAACCACTAATTCCAAAATCGCCACTAAAGCCTGAATATCCACTAATTCCAGAATCGCCAGAAAAACCAGATATACCAGAATCACCAGACCAACCTGAAATTCCGCTATATCCACTTTGAGCAATTAATTCCCAACGAACAGGATCAATTTCTGGGGGGCTGCCTGAGTTACCAGGAGTAGAACTTATCCAGGTAAAAGAACTTCCAGCAGAACTTACTAAATCATTTTGATTGTAAGTTGCAAAAGCATCCCATTCACCTCTAGGTACAAGGCTAAGTCCTGAATAACCGCTTTCTCCGCTATACCCAGAAAACCCTGAATAACCTGAGAAACCTACAATTTGACCAGCATTAAACCATTCTGTACCATTCCATACCCAAAGATCACCATCGGAAATAACAATATAAGCATCATTAATTTGATTGCCTGTAGGTGGTAAATCAGCAGGGGTTGGTACTGAACCCAATAAATTAATTGAAGTACCTTGCTGCCCACTAAATCCACTATATCCAGAGAATCCAGAAGTTCCAGAATATCCAGAAGTACTATCACCAGAATAGCCAGAAGTACCTGAATATCCGCTTTCGCCACTAAATCCAGAGTAACCACTTATTCCGCTAAAACCGCTATATCCTGAAGTACCAACCCCAGAAAATTGTGTCCAAATAATTGGTGTTACATCAATTGTTCCAACTACAGTAGCAATAACTACCCAACCTGTGCTGCCATTAACAGTTCCATATTGAATGAAAGTAAAAGCACCTGGGACTTCAGCCCAAATGTTCATATCGGATGATCTTGACCAGGCTGTTTCTGAAGCTACATAAATACCATTTTGAGCAGGATTTTGTTGATTTTTTACACAAACACGATCACCAGCCACAATTTGATAATCATCAACAATAGGCAAACCAATAAGATCAATATCTCCCTGGGCAGGGGTGGTAGCGCATTGGCATGATGCTTTAGGAGTAACACCTTGGGCAATACCATCTACATACGCTTTATTTGCTATATCAATAGGGTTGACAGGTAAAGTATCAACTTGACCTGTAACAGTAAACATATTTTGAAGTGCTGCTGAATAATAGCCATTTTCTAAACCATAAAGCTGTGCAAATGCAGCAGCAGTTCCAGCAGTCATTAAATTGGTTACAAAATCACCACGATTCCAGGCTCTAGCTACAGTTCCCTCTTGACCACGAACAACAGTCAAAGCATCACCAGTAATATTGGTACAAGAAACTATTTCGACAATTAAATTATTTGTGGAATTAACTAAAGTTAATGTTACCGCTTCACCAACCCCAGGCGCAGGAAAATATGATCCAGTACCGCCAGCAACATAAATTACTGTATCAGTACTAGATACTGGTAACGCAAGAGTAGTTTGCGCTTGGTTTGCAAATAATAGTATTGTCATGGTAAACCCTTAATCAACACTATTAAAGAATTGCGTAAGTGTCATTTGTTGCGCCAGTAAATTTAACAGTTGTAGCTGGATAAGGTAAAGCATAAACAATTTGACCAGTTTCACTTAAAGTTGGAGTAACAGCAGCATAAAAAGTAGTTCCATTATCAAAAGATAATTGTATTGCTCTACCAACAGCAGATGAATTTAAAACAAAAGTTGCTGGAAAAGATAGCATTGGCAAAGCCAAAGTTGCAGTAGTTCCAGTAAGAGTGCCTGTAATAGGACTTCCATAGTTATAAGACATAATTATCCT